TCTAGCGATCTCTTCCCGAGAAGCAATCTGGGCAGCTTGAAGCTGGCCCTTGGCATTGAGCATTAGAGCTTTGAGTTGTTCTTTTTGTTGTTGTGGGTCTGTCTCCTCAAAGAATCCGGGGATCTGAGATTGGATAAGTTTCTTTTGCTCATCCGGCATCTTGGATAGGACATCTCTTACTTGTTCTGGAGTATGAGTTCCTTCTAGAGCAGCTACTGCTTTTCCAATCTTTTGGGATTCAGCATCTTGTTGCTTAAGAGCAGCATTAGCTGATTTCAATTCCAAATTAGCAGCAGCATTGGCTACATGAGCAGCATTGGCAGGATCTACAGCAGCTAGGCGGACAGATAGCTCTTTTAAGGCGTCTGCCGGATCCATATTTTTTATTGTTGGATCAGCTAGATATCCTTTGATAATTTCTTGCTTTTGAGCATCTACCTTGATCTTTCCGTCAAGAAGAACATTGGTAAGAGTTTCTTTTTGAACATCGGCCTTAGCCTTATCAATAGCTACTTTTTCGTATTGATTCTTTAGCTGTTTGGCTTCTGCATCGGCAGCGGCATTCTGAGCATCGTATTGAGCCCCAATTATGTTCTGGTTCATCTGGCGGGCAGCAGTACTGCCAGCCGCCATGTCTGTCATTAGGATGCCCATGATTTATCCACCAAATCCATAGTCACCTGGAATCATGGGGGGTTGTTGAAATCCACCACCACCATAGCCATAGTCTCCAGGAGACATTCCAGGCTGGGTTACCGTGCCACCCCCTCCGATGCCCTTGAGAATGCCTCCTACGCCTTGTGTAAGGCCACCAATGGCTTGTCCGAAGGCTTGGTTATTAGCAGCACCTTGTTGAAGTCCCATACCCGCTGCTTGAGCCGGATTATTGACAGCACCACTACCCTGAGCCAATCGGTTGAGATAGTCCGTCATAAAGCCGTAGTAGCCTTGTTGGGCTACTTTAAGCAGGTCTTGAGACTCTCGACCAGACATGGATCTACCAGCCGCAGCTTCAGCAGCCATAGTACTACCCATAGCAGGGTCTAGAACTCCAGTCTTCCATTGCTCATATCCAGGGAGATTAGATGGGGAGAATCCAGCAGGGCCAGCAGCACCACCACCTACCCCTGCTCCACCACCTCCAGCCCCACCAGCAGCGCCTCCACCAATACCTAGCAGGGGAAGAATGTTCCTAGTACCACCATCTGATTGTCCGGGACCACCAGACATGACAGGACCAGTAGGAACGGCACTAGGAGCACCTCCGCCACCTCCTCCGGGAGACATACCACCCCCAACACCAAAGTAAGAGGCATACTGAGCACCTAGAGCACCACGGTAGGGTGCAAAGGGATCGGCCATCTGTTGAGCTTGCTGGCCTGTAGGACTAGAGGCACCGCCCCCACTACCAAACCCACCAATAACAGTATTAGCAATTTCTCCGAGACCAGGAATACCAATGGTAGATCCCAAGATATCTCCACCAATTCTGAATAGATCTCCAAAAATATTGCTCATATTATTTCCTTAATTATTATGCTCTACCCATATTCTGTTCTTGATCCATCTCTCCAATTCTGAAATCAATTTCAGCACCATCAATACGGAGAGGAACATTACTGGTACTCAGGAATTCCCAAGACCTTCTACGATCTGCTCCACCAAGATATATCTGAGACCTGGAAGCATTGAGATCTATATTCCTGAAAGTAGAGTAAGTATTATAGTCGTCCCCAGAATGCCTTACTTGCATTACTCCACCTGAGATCTTATCTCCAACTATTTCTAGACGACCATAGAATTTTCTTTTGGTAGTTCCGTTGTCTGTTATCTGTGTTTTGGATCTGAAGTAAATGGGTTGGCTGTTATCCTGATATACACCAACATCAAACTCATACAGAGCACCACTGTAATAATCCAATCCAAATACTTTATAAGCTGTAGCAGTTCTACTAGGAGTACTAATAGCATGTCCCATACGGAAATAAGATTCTGTATAAGTACCTGCTGTACCTAAGCTATAAGATTGATCTGCATTAGTTAGTTGGGTATATTGAGTCCATATATGCCATTGTTGAGTAGTCATATCAAAGACAAGAGTAACACCAGTGTCATACAAAGTAAGAACATAACAAGGATGACTACCCCACTTAACTACATAAGAACTAACTTCAATAAGAGAACTTCTTTCAAGGATCTTATCAATAGCTGAATTAGATACCTTGATAGGAGATACTCCATCAAGCATATAAACAGAATTACCAGAAGACCTACTCTTACCTAGCCAGATAACAGTGTTGTCAGTAGTAGCAATACTATTACCATTAGAACAACCTACTTCCATTGTATAACTCTGGGCAGGTAGTATTGGATTAGTAACATTATCTCCTGATCCAGAATCATAAAAGAACTGTCCGCTAATCTTACCTAAAGCAAAAATATAGTTAAGATGCTTACATATACCAACAATATTATCTGATGTTTGATAAAAATTTATAGTAGCATTAGCATCCCATTGGGTATAGTCACCAATATAAGAAGTATAGATAAGATTATTTCCAGTATGAGCGATGTAATATCTGTTATTCAAAAACACAAAACCTGGAGCTAGACTACCACTAATAAGAGCGACAGGAGGAGTAATGGCCGTTAAACTAGGTGCTCCATTGGTGTAGTAATACATGGCTGATCCTGCATGGAATATGAATGCAGTATCAAGCGGAGATTTAACCCAAGACCAAGTATAAGTATCTCCAATTACATCCTGAAGATAAGTGGGAGTAACTGGACTTAGATTGATGATATAGAACTTATTACCAATACCAGCCAGCATAAAACCCAAGAATGGGGCAATGAAATTAGCTCTAGCAAAAAACGGGTTAGATACCGAATAAACCTGAGATTCAAACCTCAATCCTGGTCTTTTAACTAGGCTAGTAGCGTTGCCGTTCTTTTCAAAGACAGCATTGCTAGTCAGGGAGTCTTTAGCAAGAGTCCCATCCCGAGTAGTAATCGGCTGACATAGTTCAATGCGTTGGAGAGTCATCGTGAATAAGAAGTATTGGCTACAGATCTGTAGTCAGGTTGGAAGTAAGTACTAGCAGCTTCCACATCCCAGTTGGTAAGCTCATTGCGATAGGTAATAGCCCTGGTCATAATCTCTTGGCGATAGTTCATGGGAACACCGTATTCAATAGCCAACTGATCTGCCAGATTCCACACCAGACAATTCAACCATTCATTAGGGAAGTCCGTATAGTCCGATCCCGATGTGATGTCATTAAGAGGCATCTGGGCTACCATGTGGAATTCCAGATTGGTCTGAGAGAAGGTATCCGGGGTCAGATACAGATTGAGGATACCGTTGAGAACCTTGATGTCATAGAAGAAACTGTTGGGAGTACCCGTGGAATACTTGCTACCCAATACGTTGTACTCTTGTTTGGCTAGGAGGACACAGGGAGTGTCAATGTAGGGTGTTACAGCAATGTTCCGATACCACCCCTGGATAGCCTTTAGGGGCCTGTCTGAGATCGCTGTAGAGGGTGCCTGGGTATCGTAAAACAGATCCGTAGATCCACCACCAAGGATGTATTGAGTCTTGTTGGCTGTCATGGGAATCTTAAGCTCCGAGTTCTTCCAAAGCTTCAAGCCATCCGTATTCATCTGCTTAATGAACAGATTCAGGGAGTAATTGGCATTGTTTAGGGTATTGGAATCAGGGGTATCCCCAATCTCAAGTACCCCAAGTTTCCTTAGAGCTAGGGTAATGATGGTATCCCTAGTAACATTGTAGTTGCTTGTAGTCATTATTAAGGTCCAAAGAATTGATTGAGGTTGACTTGGGTTTGTCCTACTCTGAAACAACCCACGGTAGCTTGTCCTACGATGGCTACAGAACCTTCAGCAGTACATTGGTATCTAAGTCCCATATCTATGTCTGCTCTGGCACAGTCAGCTACACCGTAGTCGGCAACACCTTGGGAATTGATGTTAGTACACACTGACCCAACTCCAATGCCACCAGGACCAGATCCAGTGGGGAGAAAAGTATCCCCACTAGAACCAGCAATACCCCCTCCTCGTGGCTCTGGACGAACCCAAGGAGGAACTATCTTGTCAGCAACACCCCTAACAAAGTCTTGGGGTTGTCTAGGTTCCCAATCATCCTTGCATACCATCAGACCATCCCATCGCTGGGTCATCTGGCTGGCACGGAACTCCCTACCACAGACATCACATATGGCATTCCAATTGCCGTTGTCAAAGGTGGATTCGTGGGACATGGTTAGTACTTATTGGATAGGCGATACTCCGTGAGTCTCTGTTCAATGGAGTCAAGCTTATTGAGAATGGTCTCAGACATTTTTTCCATGTCTTCTTTTTTTACATAGCTTCCTGCTACCAAAACCTCGATTCGTTGGACTTTATCCATGAGGAGATCCTCGGTCTCCTTCATGGCGTGCATGGAGTCCTTAAGATTATTCAAGATCCATCCACCCATAAAACCGAGGATAGCAATGACTATGTTGAATGCAGTTTGATAGTCCAAGATATCCTCCCAGGTAAAACATTTCAGGCCACCGGAGGAACCTTTAACGATGCCACAGCAGCTTGAGCAGCAACAAAACGATTCTGCATTTCGATCAATGCTGCACGAGCAGAATCAATCTCTTGCTGTTTTTGTTGCATCTCTTGCTGAAGCATGATGAACATTTGGACTCCCGTAGCTTCTTCTTCTTGTTCAATTGCTAGAGCAATCTTGTCTTTGTATTGGAAGTAAGCAACGATCCCCAAAAGAACCACTGCCACAACAGCAATAGCAATAGAAATAACAATCGTTTGGTCAATCACGGTTAATCTCCTAGTGGGGTAGCGTTGATTGAA